AGCGCTACGCTGGTACCCAATAAGAGAACGGGATTTCCCACAATACGGGTGAATAGCGCAAGCTCGGCGAGCAGAACCAGTATAGCGCCGAGACCCTTACCGAGTTCTCCCAAGGACATAGAGCCGAGATCCTCACACGCGGATGCCATGACTTTAATTGCGGCGGAAAGAATTAGTATGCCAGTAGCAGTACCAATAATTTTGCCGTCTACCTGTGCGAATTTCACAAACGCCACAACGGCGGCGATAAGTGCGCCGACGCCGACTAGACCTCGGACGAACTCGCCCCAGCTAAGAACGGCCAACTTGGTGCATGCGGACGACAATATCTTGATCGCCGTCGCGAATATGATAAGGTTAGTTACGCCCTTCATTAACTTACCTTTGTTGGCCGACAACTCCTTAGCGGTTATTACCATAATAGCGGTCAATCCAGCAATACCAGTAAGGCCTTTGAATACGCCGTCCCAATCGAGTTCGGACAGAGTCGCCATAGCGCCCGCCAGAATAGCGATTGCTACGGACATACTTATCATAGCCGTGCAGACTTTCATAAGACCCTTGTAGGTTCCGCCGATCTTATCAAACACAGCCATCGAACCGAGGAGATCAGCGAATAGCGTGCTAACCGCAATAAGAGAAGTGGCGAGTTTGTCAGAATCTATCAGAGATATAACCAAGAGAGAAGCTGCTAGGATGGCAATAGCGGTCGCCATCGTTTTGAAGGTGTAAACTTTCAGATTCTTCGCGAATGCCTTCGAGCAGTCATTGATACACGTACTTACACTGGTTAATATACGCTTAAGGTTCTCGACGAGTCCCTTCGCATCCTTAACTGGTTTAGACAGGTTATTGAAGAAGCCAGATATAGCGGCAGCAACTCCGCCCAAAGACACCGTGTTGATGGTATCCAATATCCGGTCGAAGTTGGCGTTGGAGGCTCCGTTGATGATGTCATCCACCATACCGCCGATAGCACTACCGACACCGAGTGCAACTTTCTTTACAGCCTCGGCGATAGTGATCATAAGCTTCACGAACTTGGAACCGGCTACGGTTTTACCCATAGCTTCAAAAGCTGCGGATACACCATTCTTCATGCCGGCGATCTTATTGCTTGTTTCCTCGACTCTCGTATTTACACGCTCGAGTACGCCACCAAATAGCTCGAGTCCTTTGGATTTGATTTTCGTCCCGACAGCGACCGCGAGATTCTTGATAACCTCGACTGCCGGGGCCAAGAAGTTCTTTACCTTTTCAGCACCGTTTTTGATGCCATCTATGAACTTCTTAAATATGTTATTAAACGCGTCGGTCTTTTTGATGGATTCGTCGAGATTAACCAGCCAACCCTCGCAGGCTGCTAGTAGTTTGACGATCAGGCCGATGGCTCCGCCAGCGATTTTCAAAAGAGGCTTCGCGACATTCCACAAGGATGCAACAGCCCGTATACCGATATCGAGTGCTGCAAATAGCGCACGACATGCGGATTTCAGGGTAGCGGATTGTTCCTCGCTCAACTTAAGACGCTCGGTAAACTTCTTGAAGCCTTCGGTTATGCTGAACAACTGCTTGGCAGTAGTCGGCGGGAATATGTCAGTGAAGGCTTCCTTGATGGGCTTAATAACGCTAATGAGCCCCTCGAAGACATTCCGAAGAGCCTCTATCAGAACAGTACGACCGCCAAGGTCTTTCCAGCCCTTAAGCATCGCATTACGAGATTCGGAGATGCTGTTTATGAAGCCGCCAAGAACATTACTAATATCAGTAAGCAGTTTCTTGGCCTCTTCGAAGTCACCAACGATAATCTCCCAGCTCTGCGTCCAACCAGACTGAGCAGCTTCTTTCAAAGTGTCGAACAGCTGAGTGAACGTCTTAACCTTTGTTGCAGCATCGTTAGCAGTCTGACCCATCTTGAGTATACCTTCGATCTGCTCATCGGTATAGCCCATGGTTTTTAGTTGCTCTTTGGTCAGGTCGCCAGTAAACTTGGAAAGGGTTTCCGTAAGGATATCAGACGAGAGCCATCCTGTTGACAAAGTTTCCCTAAAGGAACCATTCTTTTCAATCATTTCATCAATAGCGATTCCATGAACTCTTGCCGTTTCCTTGAGGGCATCCTGGAATACCTGACCGCCCATACCAGCGTTAACTACGGAGTTCCAGTCCATTAGTTTAACAGTACCGGATGACAAGGCCTGAGAAAGCTGATACATAGCAGTGCTTGCCTGTTGGGAGGTGGAACCAGACACGGCCGCTAGGTTTGCGATACCTTTAATAGCCTGTACAGAAGTGTCCAAATCAACGCCGGCTGCCGTAAAGGTACCAATGTTTCGGGTCATCTCGGTGAAGTTGTAGATGGTTTGGTCGGCGTACTTGTTCAGCTCATCCAAAGCGGCACTAACGTCCTTAAGAGTCGTACCCTTGCTGGACGTGTTTGCCAAGATTGTCTGAATAGCGTTGATCTGAGTTTCGTACTCCTGGAAGCCGGTATTAACGGGGTCGATCGTAAATGCAGAAGCTACATTTCCGGCGAGAGCAATGAGTTTTCTAGCTATCTGGTATTCCAGAACAGTAGCCACTTTCAGGAACACGTCATGAATCTGGAAACCTGCCTGCGTCGCAGTACGCTCCATCTGCTTGAAATCTACTTGATCGACGGCTCTCTGTACGCTCTGAAGACCTTTTGTAGCGCCGTCCATCGCAAGACCCTTATTAAGCTTATTGAGGGTTTCAATACTTGTGCTGACGTTGCGTTCGAACTGTCGGTTGTCAAATCGCATTTCTACTACGCGTTCATCAACCATAGTACTCATAACCTAGTTACCTCCCTCCATGCTTGTTTTGCTAGTTTATCGAAGATAGGCTGGATAGCGGGATTGATGTAATCTCTTCCTTCTACCCAGCCGCCATTACGAGTCGCGTGGCCATACTGAAGAATGATGGCGATCGGGACTCCATTTTGAATATTTGTGTTGTAGAAGCTTATCGTTACTCTGCCGTTAGCCTGTGTTACCTTATAACGCCAGGAACGAGCAGTTTTGCCGGTATCAACAGGTGTTGCAGACGCAAGGGCGAAGACTCCTTCTTTTCCATAGTCGTCCCAGTTAACAAACTTAGCCGCGTCTTTAACGCTCGTCAAATACTGCGTTAACTTTGTGAACTTGCCCTTATGGCTGAAACTTACCATTCGATTACTCCTTATCGGTTATACGCCCAAAAGCTTGGACCAGGTCTTGCTACCAACGACTCCGTCGGCAACCAAACCCTTGGCCGCTTGATACGCCTTCGCAGCATTCTCGGTAGCAGCACCGAAGTCACCGTCTGCGCCGTAGGTCTTGCCGTTGGATGTCATCTTATAGCCGTAGCCGATCAGTAGCAGCTGCAGAGCCTTTACATTATTGCCCGTATTACCCCTTCTCAGAGTGGGAAGAGTAACAGAGCTACCAGAAGAGGGCTTAGCGCTGGTATTGGCGGTGGCTTTAATGTATGTTATGTACGGCAACTTACCGTGCTTCGTCCAGTTTCTGCGATTGTAGCCAGCCTTGGCACAGTTACAAGCGGTAATCTGAACGCCGTTCTTCCACTTAGGGCTACATTCGACAGCCAGACCGTCGCCAATGTAGATGCCGATATGACCTGGCGTCCATACAGCTTCGCCAATTTCAAGGTTGTTGAAGTTGGTGGATATGCCGGAGCATTTGTTGATCATGGCGTCGGCGCCGATATCAGGAACGCCATTGGAAACGTATACAGCACCGCCGTAGACTGCGTTCTTGTTGCCAGACCATCCCCACAGAACGGATTTAATGAGGCAAACACAGTCGAAACCGAAAGTATCGGCGGAAGCTGCCTGAATCATTGGGGTTCTATCTGGTTTCTGGTTATAGTCATGATGCTGAATATACCGCTTCTTATTAGCTTCAGTCATCGGCGAACCGATGCATCCCATAACGTACAACGTTTTGTAGTTATTGGCGATGTCCTTCAACTTGTTAACGAATTCGATATTATTCATAAAACATCATCTCCTATCCATTAGAGTTAAACTTCTTTCTACGAGCCGCATTCAACGCTGCGTTACGGCTCATAATATCTCGCTTACTCATCTTCTTCGGAGGCTGGTTCTTGACGTTACACACTCGAATCAGAGTAAACAATTTGTTGAGGTGCCATTTCTGACACTCAAAGGGAATTTGAAGTGCTATCATCCAGTAGTAGATGAGTTCGGCCGTTATTACTTCTCGGTTGGGCTTGGCAGTAGGGTCGTCGGCAAACCACGTAGCGGTCATAGGAGCTTCTATATACCGGTTGATTTGCTCGATGTTCTCATTCGTCAAGTATCGGTACACTTCGGGGTCAACATTCTGCGTTAATGTCATGCATCTAACGTAGTCAATAGTTTCCTCTACAGTTTTGGTTCCGTTGGTAAGAAACGGCTTGCACCATTTTGATTCCCATTTTGAAAGAGAGACGAGAGAATGCTCCAACTGCAATGTCTGCTCTTTCGTGTAAACAAACTCTTGCTTTTGCGCGTCCCACAGCTCGGCTGAGGGTATCGTAATTCGAAGCATCTCTCAGTCCTCCAGTGCGTTCACATTAGGCAGCGGACTCGACGAGCTTGTTCATGAACGCGGAAGCCGCATCGGCATCGGTGGTGATCTTGTCCATGAAGACGTCATAGGCGTTCGTCTGGGTAAACTCTTCGGTGATCTCGGGAGACTTCTTGAAGCGCTTACCGTCGAGACTCTTGATACCGTAGGCGGCCAGGATGATTTCCTTGAACACCTTGTACAGCTCGGGCACATTCTGGGCCTTGATGATTCTGTCCATCTTAGCGGACAGGCCGCCGGATTCGCTCAGTTCCATTTCCCGCAACTCCGTCTTGGAGAGGTGGAAATAGTGTTCTTCTTCTCTCTTGTTGCCGTCGAAATCGACGTATGCGATAATTTCCTTAACCATTGTTTGTTCTCCTTTCGATTTGCTGCTTAGCAGCACTTTCAACTTTGTTGTAAATTAAAAAGAGGGAGTCGCCAGCCTAACTGAATACGACTCCCAAAAATATGTTCGGCTATGCTTAAATTAAGCAGCCTTGAGCATTGCGACGACCTCGTCGGGCATGGGCAGCTTACCCTTGGTTTCGCCGGTACCGTACAGCATCTCTTCCAAAGCGGCCAGCTTTGCAGCGTCGCACTTGGTGGAATCGATAACCAGGTGAGCCATAGGCTTAGCACCGGTCACAGCAACGGGAGTGGTAGTGACATCATAGGACATGGTCGCTGCCTCGGGGCTCTCGTTTACGGAGGTGTTGGCCTTCTCGGACACGGAAGCACGGGCACCGTAGACCAGGTGGATCTTGTAGCCGTAGTCGGTACCCTTAACATCGTTGCCGATCAGGGTACGGTAGCTGAAGCCAAAGGGCATTCTGGTCTGCTGGGTACCGTAGACGCCGGGGGCCAGCTCGATTTCGCCGATGCAGGGCTTGAACTCATCGGGATACATGAAGCATTCAATGCCGCAGCCGAACTCTTCGACGGACATCAGCTCCAGGTACTTAACGTTGTCGGCATACAGAGGGTTGGGCTCTGCGCCGGTGGGGTTTTCGTTAACAGCGGACAGGCCGTTCCATGCGGCTGCATCGCCGTACTTGCCCTCTTCGTTGGTGGGATACAGGACACCTCTGTCAACGCCGGTTTCATACAGACGCTCGCCAGTCTGGTCCCACTTCAGGTTAAATTCATTAGCCATGGGGTTATCCTCCTTTAAGGTTTATAGATTACAAATACGAAGTGATTGAGATTGTCAGCAACATAGTGTCGCTCGAAGCTGCAGTAAGGAATCTGCATAATCTTCTCGACATACTTGCTGTCGGGGTCATCGTCAATCAGGGTTACTTCATATGACGGCCGATTATTATACCGACCATTATTAGCGAAGGTACTGTCCAACTTACGGAGCGAATACCTAATCGCAGGGATGCGAATTCGTACTGACGATGGGGGATTAAAATAGGTATGCCTATCACCATCAGGATCTGTCAGATCGAGAACGTTCGCCAAATTCTCGTCTAGTTCCAGCCTGCTATCCATTATACACTCCCCCTATCGTCAGTATCAGTCTAGGGTGCTGAACTTCGACCTTAGTGATCTTCCATTTAGCACCCATAAACTCAACCCATTTCATAGAGTGGAAATTCTGATAGGCAAACTGGTCAGCAACAATGCTGATCTGATTGTCAATGTTCAGGTCATCATTTGTACTATTGGGATTGGAAGACCATCTGCTGGTGTTCCGAATAACATCGCCGAAATACTCTCGGACTTCATCACGATTCTTCCAGACGCTAGGCGCGGTTTGCTCGTGAATAATGTAGCCGATTTTACCGAACCACTTTGCCACCAGAAATCACTCCATTTTGAAATTTATTGCCTATAATTAGGCCTGCTTCTTCAGCACGATGGCGGACTTGGGCTTAACCAGAGCGCCGGAGCAACGGGTCTCCATCAGGAACTTCTCCTGGTTGTAGTCGATGTCGAAGTCCTCGAACATGCTCACAGCACCGCCCTTGTCAGCACCGACATTGTAGTCGTTCATGTTGACGATGATGCCGTAGATGTCGTCGTGCAGCTCCATCTCGGGGATGGTCACGATCTTCTTGACACGCATAGCGGTAGCCAGGGCGGTCTCGGACTCGTAGATGCGGCGGCCGTTCTGGTCCTCGATCAGCAGCAGCTCGGTCAGCATATCTTCGGTGGTGTAGAAGGTGGGCTTGCCGGAACCCTTGTACTCCTTACGAGCCTTGACAGCGGCACGGATGACGCCCTTGGCCTCGGAGTCGTTCTGAGAGGTGCTGTTGGCATCGTTCTGGTAGTCAACGCCGGAAGTAACGGTGTACTGGATGGTGTACACTTCGTCGTCGGTCAGGACAGGACGGATGCACAGTTCGTCGATCTTGTCGTCGGAGCCGGGATCACGGTTGTCGCCCAGCAGGTAAGCACGAGCCAGTTCACGATCCAGCTGCTTACGAGCCTCTGCACGAATCCAGGGAATGGCGTCGAAGCTGATGTCCAGCTTGTCGTCGCGGTCCATCTTCATCTTGATGTAAACGGTGGTGGGAGCGGTGGTACGCTTCATGATGGCCAGCTTCAGGTTGGCCTTCTCCTTACCCTTGATGTAGCCGCGGGCACGAGCCTCTTCCTCGTCCATCTCTGCAAACAGGGCACGGACACGGGAGAAGGGAGTGTGGTGGACGGAGCCCATGATGTCGGCTACCCAGCTGTCATCCTCACGGTTCCACTCAGGAGTGGGAGTCAGATCCTTCTCCATGGGGAACAGCTCGGTGATGTCGGTGATGTTGTTGGCAGCAGCGTGCTCCAGGATGCTATCCTTCAGGGTGCCGAAACGCTTAGCGTCGGCGATAGCGTTCTCGATGATGTCTGCGTGCATCAGGGCGTTGTCACGGGTGTCGTTTTCGAATGCATTGTGCTTCATGTTGGTATTGCCTCCTTCAGATTTTTCTTCTTTGTTGTTGTCGTCCTTCTCGCTCAGAGCCTGGCCGACCAGTGCGTACATTACAGTCTTCTGCTCCTCGTTCATGGAGTCGATGACTTCCTGTACAGTCTTTTCGGACTTCTCGGAAGTTTCTTCCTTTTCGTCCTTCTTGATTTCTTCTGCCACGGTTTCTTCCTCCTTGTTGGCTTCTTTATTCTCTGCGGAATGATAAAGAACAATGGCATTCTCGTCGTAGTTAGCGACAAAGCCATCTTCCTCACCATCGCCGTGAGCCATTACGAAATCGATGTAGGCGCCGGGATTTGCGCCTGCAAGTACGACGCTAAGCTCGCGGATGCAACCGTGGATAACGTCATTGCCGACCTGCTTCAGCTTGTTAGCATAGATCGACAGGGATCTTACGTCGCCATGCTCGACCAGCTTCTTGACTCTCTGACCGTCCTTGGTGTCGTTGAACGTGCAATACGCATATACACCTTCGTCGCGGCTTTCGAGCAGAGCATGGCCCAAAACGGCTTCGGATTTGGCGTGGTCGTGGTTCCACAGCAACGGCACAGTCAGGCCATGGTCGTTCTTGAATGCATCCTTACGGATGGTTCGACCGTCGGCACAAAGCAGGTCGTGTCGTGTTGCCCAGCCACCAAAATCACATTTCTGCATTTTGATTTTCCTCCTTCGGAATTTCTTCAGTCATGTCGCTCGCAGCTTTGTCAGCGGGCGCGCTGAGATTCTTGTTTCTAAGCTCGTCAGCATGAGGATCCTTAGAAGGCTTCCAACCGATTGCCTGACGCATCTCGTTAGAGGTTGCAATCTCATTTCGAGTCAGCGTGTCAGCAATGGTGGCAAGTTCGCCAACAGGGACAAGCTTGAAGGGATCTCTGAACGACATGATCGACTGCTTCTTAGACCGAGCATCTTTCGATAGAAACTTTCGTTTCATCTCGTCAACAACTGCCGATACCAGTGGTTCGATTGTGCGGTTGTAGTAGTTCTGCATAGTCTTCTCGTCGGCCGTGCCATCTAATATACCTTGAGTGATTCCCAGCTGGCTATATAGCATACTCGTCAAGAATTCAATCTGTTTCATTAGATTATTCTCGACCGGACGATTCAACTGTGTGATTCGTTCAGTACCGTCAGTATAGGCGATACCGTACTTAGAACCAGACAACTGCTTCTCAATATCTCCACGCCGTTGTTCGGCCTGTTGACGCCTAGCCTCTGTCTTAATGACATAGGGCAGCTGAATAATCAAGTCCAGCTTGCCGGAGCCGCTCTGTTCGTCAATAGCGTCGAGAAGATTAAGCTTTCTAACAAGACGCTGCATGGTGGAGTTGGGCTCATTCATGACAGAATATAAGGGATTCTCAATGATTGCGGTGGTACGCTTCTCTGCGATAAGGTCTTCTTTCTGACCAGTTCGCTCATTATATGCTCGAACTCGAACGTGCTTCGGATGCCAATCGGAAATCTTACCGGTTCGCATCGTGAGGATATCGAAGTCTTCCTCGGAATCAGGCTTATCTTCTGTGTCGATGGGGACAATGGCAATGCAGCCCTCGTCCATCATGGACATGTAAATATCCTGTTTGAATGCTCGTCCTGTCTGGTCGAGATTTGCTTCGATGGACAGGCAGTTGTTCAGAGGGGTATCGAGCGTTTCGAGGTATCTTCCATCTTCATCGAGCAACACATGCTCAATGTCCACGGAGGCAGCATCGATAGCAATTCGATTCAGTGCCGAGTTTAGAATAGACCGTTCATTGCCGAGGCTAAGTCGGACTCTGTCGGGTCTATGAGAGTAACCCGCACCGATACCTCGGTAATATGCAGTGGGGTCTTTGTTAAAGAAGGCGTTCCAGGCGTGTTTCAGTCTGGAGCCAATAGTTTCGGGCATTTAAATACTCACCGCCTTAATAAAAAGTAGCTGGAAACGATCATTTAAATTTCTTTCCCGCTTCTTCAGCTCGCCTAGAGACTTCGTCATGGCTGATCAATCCTTGAACATAGCTTTCCATGGATTCGATAGCGTACTTGTTGCTTTTAGCAAGGTCGTCGAAATCGTATAGACCGTATTTTTCAGCCAATGCTCTACCCTTCTGGTAGTTTTTGTCGTTCTTGATGAACTCGACATACTGCTTGGTGTAGTTTCGGTGCCAGTCCTCGTTGAACTGCTTATTGTAGTTGCTCTCATAATCCGGGTCATCTGCGCTATGGGTCCGATTGTACTCAGCAATTTTGCCACTATTGTACTCGTCGGCGGTTTTGTTGTAGCTATCAACAAGTAGACGCTGATGATTTTGTGCTTGCGCAGCCTGGGTTTTCTGCATAAGCTTCTTATAGTCTTCGCTATATCGCTTCCGACCGGCCGGAGTAAGGCTGCCGTCGGCATTCTGATAACGGCGAACACCCCATCTCTGACCTCTTATGCCATGGTGGGATAACTCACTGCTCATGTGACTCACCTCTTGTCAAATAAAATCAGACAGACCCTCAGCGATAGCTTCCGCTACGGTAAAGTTTCTGCCAAGTGTTTTGGAATATATGTCAGTAAGAGAGTCCATAGTTTGAGCTACCTCTTTGACTTTAAGATGCCCTATCTTGTCTATGACTCTTCCTACTGCCTCCCTCGCAGTAGGACTGGCTGCGAATTTTGCACCGGCATAGGATACACCGATGCCAAGCGCAGCTGCGCCGACCGTTTTAGCTATCTTCTTAGCACGACTTGGCTCGTCGGCATTGTTATCGGAGTTATACCGCTTCTTGCCAGCTTCGGTAAGGCTGCCGTCCGTATTCCGATAACGCCTAACGCCCCATTTCTGACCCTTGATGCCGTGGTGGGTTAATTCTTTGTTTTCCATTTTGAATTTTCTCCTTACTCGAAAGCATCTTTGTTAGCTTTGTATGCTACGAAAGCGTCCATCATAGCGGCCACAGGGTCGATTTTAGCCTCATAGCGCTTCTTATGCAGCTTTCGGTTACCGTTTGTGTCCTCCATCACGACGCAGTTGCCCATAGCGAAAGACATTATGTTCTCGTCGAATAGGAGCATTCTCTCCTCGGAAAGTTTCTTCAACTCGCCAAGAGGAACAGTTTCCGTCCTAGCACCCTGAATGACTTTCTCAATGCCATACGGACCGTTCTCGGTCTCCCATCTTTCGATGAACTTTTCGGCGTTGTACGGGTCAAAGCCGAGGCATCGGACGTCATAGCCGCGCTCAACGATATGGTTGTCCAGGTCCTCGTACACCTGAGTCATGTCAAGTATAGTTCCGTCAAGGACAATCAAACTACCTTCGGCCATAAACTGGTCGTACTTGGCTCGCATAGCGCCAGGGAGCTTCATTAAGGTAAGGGAAGAAATATAGTTTCGAGTCTTTATACCGAAACTGCCATCACGAAGCGGGAAGAGGAAGGTAAACGCACAGAAGTCATCGCCTTGAGATAGGTCAACGCCCATGGCACAGGGCATATTCCAATAATCACGCTTGCGATGTGCAAGAGTTTCTTCATAGGAGAAGTAGTACGTATAGCCTTCCATCGGAAGTCCGAAACGCTTAGCCAAAATATCGTTTCTTTCGGCAGGAGCTTTCTCAGCGGCCTCAACGTCCAGTTGGTAGGTGTCATATGTAACTGTCTTACCAAGGTTAGGATTGGCCTTCAGCCACATTTCAGGCATACCAACTTCGTCGATGGAGTCGAGTTTATACCACCATATCGAAACGTGGGGATTGATGTACTCACCTTTTAGGATTTTCATCAACTTCATTTTGATAGTATCACCGATTCCGTTACGGACGGTACCCTCGGAGCTGATAGCAAGTATCAAATAGTCGTTATCAGCGGTATCGCTCTGCTCCTTGGTAGCACCCTGTCGCAATGCGCCAACGGGATCCTCACTCACGTCACCGGACAACCACTCGTCAATGGTCGCTAGTCTGACACGCAGACCTTGTAGTTTGTCTATACGCATAGGACGAATCTCGATGAACGAGCCAGTCAAGAAGTTTTCGATACCCTTCTTGGTAGAGGCCAACTTTACACGATTAGCTTTGGAACCAGTCGTATTCTGGAGAGATCCTTCGGTGAGGAACTTAAACAACGGGCCTCTAGCTCTCGTGATGGATGTTCTAATAGGCGATAGAATTTCCTCAGACTGCCTCATCGTAGGAGCAGTGACGATTTGATGCGTTGTAGAGGTGTCGATGTTCAGGGTATAGCTTTGATGGCAAGACGCATACATAGATTTGGCTGCGCCTCTAGCGACTATGAGATACTGTTCCGTAATCAGTCGCTTTTTGATACGCTTGTTCACATATCGGCCACCATGTCCATCGGGGTTCGGGACGTATACACTTCTATCTTCGAAGTAATACCAGCCGTAAATCTGCTCGCCCCACAACTTAAATGTGTCCAACAAGTGTAGATCGGATCCATCGGTTAAGGTGAGTTCGGTTTCGCAGTATTTGATCCATCCCTCTACAGGTAATGGGTCATAGTATACGCCAGGGTTTTCTATGAGGTCATCTATCCGGTTCATCTCCATAGAGATTTCTCTGTTAACCGGTATTTCTCCACGAAGTACGGCATCTCGAAACATTCCGTAGTATTTCGGAGTCGCCGTGTTCGATAATGCCATAATCGTTCACCTCACTTGTTATTGTCTTTCAAATATGTACCTTCTTCTTTCCAGATGGATGCAATTTCATCCATAGGTACTTCTTTCTGTCCGATATAGACGACACTCTTCTGCCTGTCAAATATGATCGACGGCTCCTTGCCAAAACGGCCGGCGTCCATGTCATCGGTAACGAAGGAATAGCCCTTTTCTGCGAGCTTCTTGAAATACGTATCTCGAACATACT